TGCGTCTGCCATATATGGGTGTGTGGGGTCAAATCTAATACTCGTCTACCCAAAAAACCCAGTCTATAGGGTTCCTTTGGAGCATCTGACGAACCAGATTTGATAGAGTGTTGACCCTGTGTTCACACACTTGCACAATCTAGCAAGTAATTGCACATTACAATATAGCTGTAAGTCATTGATTTTATTGGAGTTTTTGGTAAAAAGTGAATTTTTCAGAAAAAAAAAGTCAGTTCTAAAAGAGCACCCCAGAATAAGTTAAATCTTTACTTATCCTTTGGCGAGTAATCTGTAGTTTCTGCTCCCAAAAGCTTGCCCAGTCTTTCCTTTATCTGGTCTTTACTCATGCTGTCTAGGTTAGCGTTTATGTTCAGATTCTGTGACCTATTGATAGACAAACCAGCGAGTTGATTGAGCTCTTTGATAGCTGACACAGCTGCGTTAAGCTGTCCACTTTCAAACGCTGTCTCTGTTATCTTCCACAACATCGTGCCAGTCTTGGCTGGTGTTATCGCATACTTCTCAGCCAGTTCGTCTTGCTTAACTCGTATCGCCTTAACCACATTAGGATGATGTTTACCACTGAGTAACTTGTTCGCACTTACAGCTGGGAACTCAAAGCCAGCCTTCCTAGCTGCCTCAGTCTGGGAGCAAGCTCCCTCAGTGTAGTGCCACACAAATGAGGCTTGCATTTCAGTCAGCCCAAACTCCTCGTCTTTCTCAAACTGTGTTGGAGCACTGATAATTGGTGTCTTTGGTTTCTTAGGTCTTCCAGCCATATTTATTCCTCAGTGAGGGCTATGAAATTACCCTCATCTATTTTTATTATTGCGACAATGTTCTTGCGTTTCAACTTCCTCACGACTCCCAAATAAGTATTAGCCACCACAAAGTGTGTGGTTATTTTATAGTCTTCTTCATCAGTCTTGAAGAGTATCTCTCTGAGTCTATTCATATCAACAGTGTACCTAGGGCAGTGTACAGCCTCCAAACACTTCTGTAATTGCAACCCTTATAAACCTCTTTCTATTTATAACCATGGTAATTAATTAGTTTTTTTTATATATATAATACACTTATAACCTATAACAGACAGAAAGCCTTATAAACAAAGGAAATCTTGACAGTGTACCTTGCAGTGTACCTCTCGCTTCAGACACCCTCCCAGATACCCTCCTACTACAAACTTCACCACAATCACGCACATCTGTGCTCATTTGTCCAAACTCTCCCACACCTCATCTCTCGACTTAAAGTGTACCCTAACAAAGTATTTCCTCACCAAAGCCACTACTGTGAACACCAGAGTTTGCACTCCAGCTGTGACTGGCACACTCAGTTCTAACCAAGTGGTGATAGACAAGACAACAAAAGCAATAGGAAACGCCATGAAAAAACCTATGGTCACATCGCTTACAGCTTCTCTCATGGCACTCCTATCTAGTGTCATATGTCACCCTCAGACTCGCCCTAATACCATGTGCATTGAGCTTCTCTTTAAGCTCCTCTAAAGAGTTATCACTCTCAGGTCTAATGACCACTCCAGAGTGCACATAAAGAGCTTTAACAGTCTTTTTATTCTTCATATAGCCTCCTATCTCGAAAACGCTGAATCACGTTGTGTACAGCCACAAATGGCATGGAGATGAAAACAAATGTCAGCAATATCACAGCACATAGAAGGAATAACCACACACTGAACCACTCTTTAATCACTAATCATCTCCAAAGTTGGCGTTGAACCCACCACTATCATCTTCTATCGCTGTGTAGTTCAAGTCATACACCTTCTTACCATTACTTCTTCTTGGTTCTATGCCTCTTTCGTGTAAGACACGACTCGCATCTTTAATGTCTGGCATCCTAGGTTGCTTGATACCTAAGTCTCTCAGTAACTTCGTCATCTGTACTGGCTTCAAGTTGTCACTATCAAAGTTGACGTGTTCTAGCAGTAAATCCTCAACACTCGACTGAGTTCTGTATATTTCATTAGAATCTTGTAATAACTCTCTCTCATCAGGGCTTAGAAACCAGTTCTTCTGACCTTTCACATACATAGTCTCCTTCACCTCAGCCCACATCTGTTGCATGTCCACCCCATGATTGACGTTGATGTCTTTGACAGCGAGAACCCAAAATCTTCGATTCCCAGACGTATCAGTCAAAAATTCTCTTGCGTTAACACTCGCATAAAAGGCTGTGCGTCTTTGATAAGTCGTAAATGCTCTGTCGTAAGGTAATCTGAGCTCATCTGTCCTTGCAGTCACAAAAGCTTTCAGCTGGTCGATGTCTGACTTCTTAAAAGTGCTCTCGATCTCACCCAACTCGACAATCCAGTGTGATACAGCCCTCTTGACACTATCCTTGTCACTAGGGTTTAGTGTAGCTCCTTCTAGTAACCAACCTTTGTCATAGTCACACAGTCTTTTAAACCACAGTGTTTTACCCAGCCCTTGAGCACCTTGTAATACAAGTATTCCCTCAAGTTCCACTCCTTGCTCCTCATAGGCAGCTGCCACACAGCTGACCAACCACTTTTTCATCAGCATCTCTTTCAGTTGGACACTTTCATGTGTGGTTAGACTGTCTAAGAAGGTTTGTAGTCTGGGTTCGCCATCCCAAGGCTTGCTATCTATCCACTCTACCACTGGGTTGTATTCTTGTGCCAGTATCTTCAGATAATCTCTAACTTTAGTGTGGGGTATGCCCATGTTGATACATCTGTCCTCTACCTCGATCAGAGAAGCCTCCTCTTTCATGTCAGCGATGAATTGGGTGTTGGGTATCTCTATTTCCATTCGTTTCTTAATGACGTTGTAACGCACTTCAACACTATGGGTTTTAAGAACCCCATTCACGTTGTCCTTGGTGTTGAGAAACCTTCCATTGGCATTGCGTTGAAAGTCATACTCGATGGGTAGGTCAAGTTTCTGTAACGAGGGTATCAGCTCGCCCTCCAGTGCATCATTCTTATGGTCGTTGTAGTCTCCTTGTGTCTGAGGCATCAAAACCTCTGCATTTCCTTTGTTCTTCAGTATGTACTGACAGGCTTTACTTGCCTCCTTTTCACCAGTCTTACTGTCATCGTTATCAGCGATAAATATGTGTTTTTTCTTATTGAAGAACTCAAACATAACCTCAGCAACAGGAGATAGGTTGTAAGCGTCAAAACTGACGACCACAGGCTGTGAGTAGTCAGCGTAAATACTAGCAGCGGTGGCGTAACCCTCTGCATAATTAATTATGTCACTGGTTTTCAATATCTCTTGTCCTAGTATAAAAAAGCTACCGCTTTTTTTAGAACCAGTGAGAAACTTCTTTGAGCCATCGTCATTAATATATTGGATGCCCACAATCGTTAGTTGTTTGTCGTATAGAGGTATCATCAACACCCCATCAGAGCTAATTCTAAGCCCATAGGAGAGCACTTTCTTCTTTTCTAGGTAAGGATGCTTCTCGCAAGGTTGTGCTTCAGCCCAAAGGCTTTGTGCACGTTTCGCCGCCTTGGAATACTTCTCCTCTTGTTTGATACCAGCCTCTTTTCGTAGAGCTTCGATCTCAGCCTTCTCTTCTTTAGTAAGAGGTTTCCTCTTTCTGTTTTCTGGTTTCCATTCTGCTGTAGGAGAATCAGCTGAGAATCGATAGTCACCCAATCTGCCAAAAGGCACTGATTGATCGAGCCACAGCTGATACCACCCACAGAACTTACGCTTACCACCGACATTGATGTACGCTCGACCTATTGAGCCATCAGTGACTAAGCCTTTCTTGGGGTCTGGTTCCATGTGGTTCTCTTGTAAAAAGTTAGAGAACTCATGGATTAAATCTGTTGTAAATGGTTTATCAAAATTCTTTGTGGGGCGTGTTATTTTTAGTGACATCAATTATCTCTTTTTATAGGTCTGTTGCAGTTTTTGGTAAAGTGTGTAAAATACTACAAGATTTTATTTAATTAAGCAAACAAAAAAAGGAGACTGATATGAGTTTGACAATAAAAAGTGAAGGTGACTTTGAAGCTTTGGCTGTGGGTCAGTATGAAGGGGTGTGTTATCGAATAGTAGATATGGGTACAAGAGAAGAGGTCTACAAAGACAATCCACCAAAGAAAAGAACAACAGTGCAAATTACTTTTGAACTGCCAACAGAGAAAATGGATGATGGCAGACCATTGAGTATTTCCAGAACTTACACACAAAGTTTGTTTGAGTCGAGTGCACTTAGAAAAGATTTAGTGTCTTGGAGGGGTAAGAACTTTACTCCAGATGAAGAAGCTGGTTTCGACATTTCTAACCTACTGGGTAAGAACGCTCTAATAGAAGTAGCTCACACTGAGAATGGTAAAGCTAAAATAGCTGGCATCTTCAAACCAGATGGTGGTGTGCAAGAAACACCAACACATAATGAGCTGACAGCTTTTGATATGGATGTGTACTGTGATGAGTTTAATGGCAATAGCAGTGAGAAAACTAAAGCTATGTGTGATATTTTTGATACACTACCTGAGTGGCAACAAAAAGACATTGAAGATAGCTTTGAGTTAAAGGCAGCTAAGAAAGATAGCAATGCCTCAGTAGAAGAAGCAGAAGTGGTAGAGGAAGAACCTAAAGGTCTAGCTGATTTTCAGGCAGATGCTGAGGGTGACGACAGCATACCCTTTTAATTTAAGTTTCAGTGGGTGGTGTTTTTCTCTAATCTCACACAACAAGACAAATCCACCCACACCCTTCAGGAGCAGTATGGACAATCCAGACATGGTTAACCAACCACCACACTATGTGAACCAAGGTGAGGTTGAGTGCATTGACTACATTAAACAACAACTGGGCGACAACTTTAGATACTATTTAGAGGGCACAGCCATCAAATATCTGCATAGGTTCAAGTACAAGGACAAAGAAATAGAAGACTTAAAGAAACATCAGTTCTATATAGATAAGCTCATAAAAGAGTTGGAATCTTTAGACAAGCAACTGATAGAAGAAGCAAGGAACTTCATTGACTAGCTTAGAGTACGACATCTATAACTTACCATCTGCAATCATGATGGAACACAAGCTATCTACAGACACCATACAGACACTTAACACCTACTTAGACAAAGAACTGCAAGACCCTAACAGAAAGTCTCTCAGTGGCGATCTGGTAGGACAAATACATCAAGGTGAGCAACTGTCTATGGATTTTGAATGTGACGAGCTCAAAGACTTTAGAGCTATGGTTGAGAACCTAGGGGTAGCTTATCTCAGACACTTTGTAGAACAGACAGGAACCATGATAAGACCTAAGCAAGTCGTGACAGATAAACTTTGGTCAGTTCACTCTTATGAGGGTGACTACAATCCAATCCACGACCACCTCACAGCTTCACCTATGGGTATTAGCTTTACCACTTGGACAAAAGTGCCAGAGCAGATAGGTAAGACAGCAGATGGAAAAGAAGTCGAGGATTACAATTTATACAACTCATCTG